CGCCTTCACCCACTCTTGCCAGATGTACAGGATGCGCTTGCCGTCCGGCGTCTCGCTGTAGGCCGTGCTCATCAGGGCGCTGGGGTCGCAGCTGTAGCCAAAATCCAGCCCGTGCATGGCATGGCTCTGACAATAGGCCAGCTCATCGCGAGTGAGGCGGCGAATTTGCAGGTTGGAAAACACGTTGCCACCGTCGCCGGTCGCTTCGCCGCCGTACACATGCCGCCAGCGCAGCGGCTCCAGCTCGCGTATTCGCTCCGCCTCGGCCCAAAACTGCTCGCCAAGCCATTCCCTGGGCACGTCTTGATAGGTGCTCCTGTGCACCAGGCGCTCCGGGTTATCCGCGAGCACCTCTTTGTTGACCCAGCTGTTAGCGGACTTGGGCGGGTTGTAGCTGCCGATCAGATAGCCCCGGTTGCCCTTGCCGCGCAGGGCGCTCTCCAGCACGTTGTGCACCTCATCATAGCCCTTGCATTCGTCCATTTCCTCAATCCAGACGATCTTAATATATCCATGCTTGGGCTTGATGGATTTGATCTTGCGCGGCTCATCCAGGCCGCGAAAAAGGATTTGCTGGCCCGTTATCTTGTTGGTTATTTCCATGGGACTGACGGTAGCCGTCCAATTATCATCAAGGCCCAGCCGTTCCAGCGCCCACAGCATTTGCGCGAATACGCTGTCCCTGAGCGTCACCGCCACCTTGCGGATAATCAGTGCGTTGGCCTTTGCGTCGGCGTACAACGCATGGGCGATCATCAGGCTTGCGCTGCTGCTTTTGCAGCTGCCGCGCCCGCCCGGCAGCCAGTATTCCGTGTGCCCGTGCGCTTCCATATCCCTAAGCACGGGGCGGAACACATCGGCCATGTTGTCACGCATCCGGCGCTCCACCTCCAGCGCCTGCGCCGGGTCATGCTCCGGCTGTTCCGCCAGCCAGCCGATCAGGTTTTCGCCGTGCATCGTATCCCTCCCGTTTTACATGGTGTTTAACGCGCGTTAAACGCTTCGCTTTTGCCCTTTAACGTTCGGTTGGAACATAGGGAATCGCCCTCCTTATCATCGTCCTTTTCGGCGTGTTTTGCGGCAATCAAAAAGCGGCTCGTGAGAGCCGCCTCAAAGGGCACTAATCGTAGAAGATCAAATCAGGTTGAAATAGATCGTGTAAACCTGGCGGATGCTATCCGTATTGTATTCTTCCTCAATCATAAAGCTCGCGTTGTATACATCGTCCGCATAGGTTGCCATCCACCGGCTTTTGCTAAGCCGGGTAAGATTCTCCCGCAGTTGGGCCGTCACATGTTCCGCATCGCCTTTTGGAGCTGTCAGGTCAGTACCCCACGCGGCATCGATCATCCGTTCGATTTCGCTCTTTTGTGGCGCGGTTGGAAGTGCAGGCGAATCGGTAATCGCTGCCATCACATCCTGCCACAGTCGTGAGTCATACGTTTTACCCTCATCATTCGCTTTCCGCGTGGTCACGGTTACCATGGACATTTCTATTAGGCGAGCGATACCATATCCGTCATCATCTGCCCGGCTGATGGTCAATGTTGTATC